GACAATGCCGCGGTGCCCAGATTGCTTACGCTGGAACCGGCCACATCGTGGTCATCGTCATAGAAATACTGCCCGTCATAGCACTCATTCTCGAACGCACCATTTTTGAGGTCCGCGTCTATCTCATCCGGAAGCTGCCTGGCACTGAACCCGGCGTCCCTGGCCTGTGGCTCGTACATGCCGATGTTGTTGTCTTCGATGTCGTTCCGCTCCACCTCGACCGTGGCCTCCCAGTCTTCGTTCACGATCGTGTACTTGAACGCCTCCAGGGCCTTGAGCACCTTGTCGCCGAGCCATTTCCGCATCTTGGGAAACCGGCTCAGCCAGGCGTAATCGTTCTGGCCGGAACCGCTCGGCACGAGCATGGTGGTCTGCTGCCACAGGCTCGGGGCCTCGTCGAATGCCCTGTTGAAGGTGGTTTTCAGGTTGATGAAAACCGCTGTTAAGTTGTCTCTGTTTACTATCATGGTTCTGTCCTCCTTTTTTTATTAGGTTCAACGTTCAATGTTCAGGGTTCTGGGTTAACCTTTGAACCCGGAATCGTGAACCTTACATTACGCTGCCAGCAGCTTCCTCTGGTACTCGATCCACGCGGCCAGCATGATCACGTCATCTGTGCCGAGCGTGCCGTCCTTGGGCTGGATGGTCAGCTCCAAGGCCGCCGGGTAGGCGGCCAGATCCGCAAGGGCCAGGGTGAGGGTCACATGCTGCACCGTCTTTGCCGTTGCATCCCCGGTCATTGCATCGGTGTCGCCGCCGAAATCCGCATCTACGTCATAGAGAGCGGCGACCACGTTGTTAAATGCCTCGACCGTGAACTTGGTCGCATCGCCTACCGTCGCCCCGGTTTTGGCCGCCAGGATATGGAGCACCGCGTCGGCTGTGACGTCCATATCGGGCGGGATCATGACCTTGATCCCTACCGGTGTCGGGGTGCCGTGATTGTTCCACCGGATGCCGAGCCCCTCGGCTGTAACGCAAAATCCCGGCAGGGGATCATCGGCGTTCGAAAACGCAGCCAGGGCAACTCCCGCATTTGTGATCACCGGCATGGGAATAGGAATAATTCCTTTTGCCGTGAGCAGGCTCTGGTAGATCTCCTGGAGTGCCGCCTCCGCCTCGGTCTCCGCGGTGAAGGTACCCGCGTCCGCGATGCTGATGGCGGATGCCGCATGGGCCGCGGTGCCGTCGGTGATATGGGCAGCCGCATCGGACTGGCGCACGGCCGGCTCGATGTCGATCCACGCATGTGTTGTGTCGATGTAGGCCGCAATGATGCCCGCAAAAATGTCATGGGTTGTTTCGCCCACCACATCCACGGTCTGATCGTCCACCAGGTAGACGCTGTCTCCCACGTTGGCGATAGTGATTGCCGTGTCCAGGGTAGCCTTAACCAGGCCGCGTCTGCGCAGGACCACGGATTTGTCGCCATCGTCGCCTTCGGAGTTATCAACGTGCGCGAGGGCTACCCCCATAAAAAGGAGCCCGGTGGCATCGTCTCCCGGTATTGCGTAGCCGTCGGCCCGCACGCATACGAAGCTGCCGGCGAAAATCTCGACCGCCTGGTATAGCTCAAAAGGCAGCTCCACCCCCTCGGTGTACTGCAATTCTTTGTCTTCGGTTAATGCTGTCATTTTGTATCCTCCATGTTATTAGTTAAATCGTTAAATCGTTGAGTCGTTAAATTGTAAAACCAGTTACCCACTCAACCAATCCGACCATTCAACTATTTGTATCCTCCCTGTTATTGGTTGAGTCGTTAAATCGTTGAGTTGTCGAGTTGTTAAACCAGTCAACCAGTCGACTAATTGACTGATCCACTATTCGACCGTTTACTGACTACCGTATTTCTTGATATCCTCCGGCGTGTTGCCGAACATCTTGGCGACGTTGAGGACCGCCTCGTCGGCGATCACGTCATCCACCTTGCTTTCTTTTTTGGCCAGGTCTTTCACGGGGACTACCACCGGGGCCTTGGCCACGAAGGTTTTGAACCCTTCCAGGTCCCGCTTTGCATACTCTGTGGCCCAGTCTTTCTGGTCCGGCGTGATCTTTCCCTCGGCCGTGGCCTTGGCCACGATCTCGTCGGCATCCCGCTTGCGCAGGTCCTTCTGAATCTTCTCAAATTCCTCCCTGGATACGGTTCCCTTGCCGGTCTGCTTGAGCGCGTGGATGGATGCCACCACGGTCGAGACGTCGTCCGTCTCTTTCAGCTCCAGGGCCTCGATTACCTCCTTGGCCACTACCTCTATTTTCTTGCCCTCGACCTGCTTTTTCAGGGTCTTGTTTTCGGCCACGACCGCTTTGGCAGCGTTGACCACCTTGTCCTCGCCGGCGTCATCAGCCAGCTCGAAAAGGTTTCTCATGTCCTTGTTCTTAGCCACGACCGCCTCGGCGGCCTCGACCACCTTGTCCTCGCCGGCGTCACTTGCCAGCTCGAAAAGTTTTTTCAGTTTTTCTAACATTTTTGTTTCCTCCTTTCGGAATTCTCCGATGTTGAATTTCTTGCGGAACCTATCTAATCGCTCGTTGATGATCGAGCGTTCCTCGGGATTATATTGGGCCTGGTTATCCTCCCGGCCCCAGTAGCCGGCAGCCGCCCGCGTCTGGGCCGCGTCCGGGCAGGGGTAGCGGTAATTCACCGGGTCCAGCCACTCGGCGTCGGGCACATTTTCCCACTCCCCGGGCTTTGTCACGTGCCCTCCTTCCTTGACTCCGATCCTGTATTTTTTCGAGCGGGCCTCCCTGGCCTCCCTGGCCTCCTCGAGGCTCATCTTGGCCATGATCGGCCGCAGGTTATTCACCTTTGGGAAATTGGTCAGGGCCACGTTTTCGATCTTGAGGATCTTCCGGCCGTTTTCAGAGACCCAGAATACCGGCGAAAAATAACGGTATTCCCGGTTCTCCAGGTATTCCTTTGCCTGCCTGGTCCATTCCACAACCACCCAGAGCCCTTCCTTGCCGCGATTGATGAATCTCTTGATCCACCCTGCAGCCGGGGCCTGGACGTCCTTGAGGGTCTGGTGCTCGTAATCGATGACCATATCGTTTCCACGGCGCTCGAAATCGGCGATGACGGCGGCCATCGATTCGTCGTCCACAAACGCATCCTCCTCGCCCTCGATCCCGATCGTTCCGTACGGAAAAAGCTGGAACTCTTCCGGGGCGCCCTCGATGCTTTTGAGCACATATAATAATCTTAATCCCATATCGCTTCCTCCATCTGATCACGCAGCCGCGGGTCGTATTTTTCCGGGTCCGGCCGCCATTTCTGCACCGCGGGATTGTGCCGGAATCCCCGGTCCGGAAGCAGGTCCGTAGCCTGCGTTTGCTCTTTCAGGCCTTCTGCTTTCATCTCCTCACGGGAGATGCTGTTCACGCGGCACCTGCACCGGTACCCATTAGTAGGGTACCACGCGTTCCAGAAAGGGTGCTCGTGGTGATAGACCTTGCCGTCATGGGCCAGGTGGCTCGGCCGCGTGTGCGTGTCGTTCACCGCGTCGTATTCCCAAAAGGGCCTTCTGTCCGCGACCGCCTTCATCTGTTTGTGCCTGCCCACGTTATAGGCGGTCTGGTTATTGGTCCTGAAGATATTGTCCAGCCGGTAGGGCGTCATGCCCTGCCAGCCCCGCCGGGCCATGATTTCGTCGATCCCCTCGCGGAACTCGAAAAACGTCCCGCCCTCCTCCAGGGCCTTCAGGATCTCCCCGTGCAGGTCCTGCAGCAGGTCGGCAGAGGCAATGCGCGACACGGTAAACGCCAGGCTGTTTGCATACTCACCCACCTCCGCCACCACGGCCCCGTATTCCGCGGCGGTCATCGGGATCTTGTCCCGGAAAAATTCCACTGCCTCGCTAAACGGCATCCCTTTCATTTTTCTTTGTGCCCTCTGTGCTCTCTGTGAGAGATCTTCACGCCCACGCCCGCGCGATAAAATCGGCTATCGAATCATTGAGATACCCCACGTCCGCGTCCTCCGCGTACATGTACGGCCGCGCCGGAATCTCAACGGATTTTTTGAGAATAAAGAGCGGCACGATATCGTCCTCGCCCCTTTTCTGAAAGATGATTCCTTTTGCCACAAAGGTATCCGCAAAGTCCGCGGCCCGCAGCGGCACGCGCTTGTCCGCAGGCCCGCCAGGAAACGGGATCGTCAGAAATTGCCGCTTCTTCGGTTTGATCGTCCCTCCAAAATGATGTATCGCCGCGTAATCTACCTCGCCGGGGCCGCCGCCCGCGGAGATCTCCCCCGTATCGGCCGTCTCCTCGTGGGTCAGGCTGCCCTTGAGCCTGCCCGTTCTCTCCTTGAGCGCCGGACCGGACAGCCGTTTCGATATCTTTCTGACCATGCGCTCGCCGAAATCCGCCAGGGGCCGCCTGAGATCACGCGCCCTATCGCCCGTTTCATCCACGGCCTTGATCACCTTCTCCTCATTCGCGATACGTATCGTCAGCTCCATTTTTCTCTGTGCCTCTGTATGCTCTGTGAGAGATTACTTCTTTCTCCTGGGTTTTGCCGCGTCCGCCGCGCCTGCCAGTGCCGCGGTGACCAGGGCGTCGCGTACCAGCGCCTCAAGGTCCGCCGGGTCCAGGTCCGCATAGACATCAAATATCCGGTCCCGCAGTTCCTCCAGGCTCGAACTCGATTCGATCAATTTCCGGACCGGCCCGTCTATCCCTTTCCATGCCGCGGCCGCATTCCCCAGGGAATCGTCCGCGAGCTCCTCCAGTTCCTGCTGCTCCGCGTCAAAAACAGGCCCCGGGTCGTCTTTTGCCGTGAGACGCGTATGATTAGACGTTTTTGCCCCGGTTCTCGCAGACTGGGCCGGATTTAAACGCTTCATGGCCATCGGGCCGGACGTCATGGGCTGCAAAATCCTCTGGTCATCCTCCGGCAGGGGAATCCCGAACCGCTCGCTCACGTGCTCTGCGGAAACCGGCTGTCCGAATCCGATCACGTTTTTATATACCTCGCTCAGGCTCTTGAGATCCTCCCGCTCGTTCCAGATCGCGGCGTAGCCGGGTACCGGCGTGTCCCATCCGTGATTGAATCCAACCATCGGCCGGATGAGCTGGTACCGGACGGTGGCGGCCACGGTGCGCGTGTCCGCCTTGGCCAGGTCGATCCGCACCTCGTTGTGGGTCCTGGCAGCCGCGTAAGAGCCCACGTCGCCCACGTCCGCGCTCAGGGTCTGGCCCAGCAGGGCCTTGGAGATTTCCTTTGCGCAGAAACTGGCCATCGTCTCGTACGGGTTATCCCCCCTGGCCCCGTGCTTGACCGCCTCGACAAATTCGATCTCCGTATTCTTGGAAATGATCCCGGCCGCGTCCGACCCCAGGGATTGTATGGCCGTGATCAGGGCGTCCTTGTCTTCCGGGCCCGCGCCGGGGTCATAACGTCCCAGCCTGAGAGGCATGCCGAACACCTCCAGGAATGCCATCCAGTCCTTGAACGAATAATTGCGGAAAAGAAACATCCACGCGCACACCCGGTAGATCCCGGACCGCGCCGCGTGGCCAGCCTTGCCCCCGTAGCGGTGGAAGAGGATCTTCCAGGCCGGAATCTCCTCGCCCATCATGTTGTCGTCCGAAATCAGGCGGGGATATTTCCGCAGGTAACCGGTCGCGTCGGTGAACAGAAACCGTTTCTGCTCAATGAATTCCAGATCCCCCGGCATGGCCTGGCCGGACGATGTATCCCAGTGGATCTCCAGGGCCGAGAAACCCTTCCCGACACTGTCCTGAAGCGAGACCAGGGTATCGGCCCAGTCCGTGGAATTGTCGAAATACTCCTGAACAAACTCCGCGACCTTCACGTCGCGGTTGTCCTCCGAGGCCGGCGAAACCCGGAACTCCACGTCCAGTATGGCGTTTCTCCGCTTCTCCGCCTCCCCCAGGAGGTGGGCGTCTTTTTCCTCCATCTGATCGAACAGCTCGGCCTGTCTCTGCACGTTCCCGGAATCCGCCTCTTTGAGCAGGGTCGTCAAACGCTGCGGGGTCAGGCCCGCGCTCACGTACTCACGCCACGAATCCAGAACCGGCGCCGCTGCCAGGGGCCGCTGCTCCGGTGCCTTCATCGTCTTGATTTCCCGTCCGAACTGATCCAGGATCATCACCACGTCCCCTTGACGCCGGCGAACCGGCGCTTTGATATGGTTTTGTATTCCACAGGCCCGCCCGGCTGCATTGCCGCGTGTTTGGCCAGGGCCAGGGCCCAGAATCTGTCCGCGTGCCCTCCGGGGCCGGTATCCGCCTCGAACCGGATATTCCCGGCGGCCGTCGTTGTCTTACGAATACTCCGGAGATCCGCCCTGATTTTGTCGTCATGGGGGATCCGAACGGATTTGTCCTCGAATGCCGCTCGAACCGGGAACGCCAATTCTTCTTTTACCGGTCCGGTGAAGCGCACCGCCTCGACCTTATATTCCCCGAATTTCTGCTTTGCCCTCTCCGCAAACTGCATGCCCAGGCCGGTGTCATCTATGCAGCAGCGTTTCACCTGCGGAAGGGCCAGCAGTTCGTATAATATTTCCTCCTGAGCGGCGAACGGCATGCGCTGCATCGTCTCAATGCGCCTGGTGAGCATCATGCCCACGACCGGCTCTAAGGCCCATATAACTGTCAGGTCATGCTTGCGGCCCACGTCCACTCCCAGATACAATGACTTGACTTTTTCCCCGTCCGGTCCTGTTCCGTTCGGGGTCATCTCCCACTTCTCACCGCCCCTGTATTCGCATCCGGCGATCAGGTCATAGCTGAGAAATGCCCCCTCATCGTTCGCCGGCATGCACATGTACTCCTGGAGAAACTGCTCTTCCGAGGCTGTGCCGGCACGGATATAGTCAAAATATTCCGCCTCGTCCATTGCGAGGCGCTCATCGCCGTCCGGGAGGTACTCCTGGAGCTTGTACAAAAATCCCTGGTCCAGGGCGTTCTGAAGCGTGACCGTATGCAGCGAAAAGCCCCTGGGATTCCCCCTGTGTTTGATGTCCTCAACTAGTTCGTTGAAAAAATTCGCGCTGCCCCGGTGCGTCGATATGATCTCCAGCTCCCCGCCCCAGGTAATACCCGGATACGCTATCGTGTATAGCTTTCGCGGGTCGGGATGGAGGGCGAATTCGTCAAGTATTCTGCCCCCTTTTTTTCCTGCCTGCGCGTCCGGGTTGCTCGACATGCTGTGGATCCGTTTCCCGTTCAAAAACTGAAGGATATGGGCGCTGATCCGTTTATCCTCGTCAATGATGAGAAGGCCGAGATCCTTGGCAGCCACATTGAGCAGCTTCGCAAACCTGACACAGTCCTCAAGAAATAATCTGGCCTGAATCTCGTCCCGGCTCGAAACCCACTGGTCGTTCCGGTTTTCCCTGGGCGCCGTCTTTTCAACGGCCCCGTATGCGGTGGCCCAGGAGATCCCGATCTGCCGGCTTTTCTCCATTAGCTTGAGCCTGGAATGATCGTCAATCCAGCGCCGTTGGTAGGGCAAGAACACCCTATCTGAATCATCGGGTATATTTTTTGCGTTGCCCCTGTGAACTATGAGCCGCGCGTTTTGGGCCGTCATAGATACCGCTCCCTCAAAGCCCTGATCTGTTCCGCGCTTGCGCCTTTTTCAACGGCGTCTGCCGCTTCTTCGAATGCCTTATCCCTGACCTTGCTCTCCATCTCCGTCTGCCACTTTTTCTGCCTCACCGCGGCCTGTGCCAGCTTTGCAACCATCTGGCCGATCCTGGGCAGGCTTTTGTTGTCTACCTGCAGCTCCACGAGCAGCTCGAACGTCTTGGTCTGAACCAGCCGGATAATGGCGTCATTCATGGCGCCGGCGTCATCCTCCGAGGCCTCCGCGATGGCCTTGGCCTGATCCGTGGCCACCTTGAGCGCCCGGAGCCGGTCCTCAAAATTCTTCCCGTACCGGTGCACGCTGGATTTCGAGATCTCGTATCCCTGCTCCCGGAGCCATTCGGCCAGCCCCTCGTACCCGGCAAACCCGCCCCGGATCAGTTTTTTCTCCAGGTCCCGGCGCACCTCATCGGGTAACAGTTCCACGCTCGATCGCTGCATGATTAACCCCCTACCAGTACTTCGCCGGGCGGGCGATCCCAGGCAGGCACTCGACGGTATATTCCGCCACGTCGACCCCGTGATGGGTCAGATCCGCGCTCCAGCAGGCAGTGTCCCTGCCGCTGGTCACTATCAGCTTGCGGTCCTCCAGGTAATCCATCTCCCGCCTCAACTCCCTGGGAGTGACAGGCATGTCCTCGCCGCCCACCGTGGCCATGATCACCTCTTCCGACACGGGATAGGGCCGGCCCACGTTGAGGGTCTGCAGTATTCTCCAGCGCAAGACCTCTATGCGTTTTTTCTCCAGGTTCATCACCCACCTCCCCGCGTGGTTGGTTTTATAGATTGATGCACAAACTCCCATATCGCGTCTATTTTTTGCTCGATCTTGCCGAAACTCATGATCCAGTCCTCGCGGCGGACGTACTCTTTCGGCAGCGCCTCCTTGAGGTCCGCCAGCTCCTTGCGCAGCTTCTCGTGACGGTCGCCCTGTCTGATTATGCTGTGCTTTATGTCGCGCATATAAATCACCGCGAAAGTCAGCAGCGCCGAGAACACGCATCCCACGATTACCAGGGCGATCTGCGCCGTCATGATTTGCCTCCCCGAATTGCCTTGATAGCTCCCTCGATCAAACCGGTCTTACGCTCTCCCGCCTTTGTCCTTTTTTCTTTTCCTCTGTCCCAGACGGCCACGCCCAGGATGGAAAGCCAGCCCACCCAGATCCACTGAGGCACGTCCGGTACCGCCTTGCCGAGCAGAGGAAGGAGGAAATAGATGAGAATTACTGCCAGGGGATAGGCAAAACCGTTAACCGGCCTCCAGGAGTACTGCGGCCATCGTTCGCTTTTCGCTTCCGCCTGCATGGTGGCATTCACGGTTGCGAGTTTGGCGGCGTCGATCTGTGCCAGGCTCACCTCCCGCTCAATCGCCATTTTTTGCAGCTCCACATAGAGTTTCGGGTCCGCCTCTATTTTCGCGGCCACAGCTTCGATGTCCGACGTGCTGTCCCCTGTCACCGCCCTCATGAGCCCTCCCAAAAGCGTCCCCGAGCCAGGTACAATAAGGTTCGCGACTGTAGGGGCGATCGCCTTGATCCCGTCCGCTATCTTACTGAATGCGCCCATATCTTCCTCCTTTCAGCTTGCCAATCCATGATTACCTCACAAATAAAAATTCACAAATGCGGCCTTATCGCCGGGTTGGATCAGAGGCACGATTTTAGCCTGAAATCGCTTGTATGCCTTGCGGGAATCGATAATAGCACGGAGCGACCGCCCGCCTTCCCACAGATAGATGGGCTGGTACCCGACAAGCACGC